CCGGGTCGTAGATCGCGGTGTGCGCCCCCAGCAGCGAGACGATGGTCGACTTGCCGGCCTGCCGCGAGCAGTTCAGCAGCATCTTGTCGGCCTTCGAGGCCAGCACTTCCTCCTGCCATGGGTCCGGCTCGAGCCCGACCTTGCGCGCCAGCTCAACCGCCGTGGGCGGCTTGAGCTTCTGCTCGTACTCCGCGAGCAAGGGACCGTAGACGCTAGTGGACTGTGGCACCGTTTGCAGCATCGGCCTCTTGGAGAATCGCTTGGATGGTGGCCACTTGCTCGGCCGTGATGTTGGCTTCTTGCAGCGCCCTTAACAGCTTGGGGCGTTCCGACTCCCTCAGCCGCTGGGCCGCCTCGGTCACCGCCAGCTCAAAGCGTTCGCGGTACACGTCGGGCCGGCGAGCCTTGAGCAGGAAGATCAGCAGCGTGTCGGAGTAGCGCTGCACATACTCGGTCGCGGTGCCCTTGTAGAATCCGACCGGCTCCCTCACACCTTCCAGCGCCCTGCGGCGAGCCTCCGCTTCGAGGTCCTCGGTCGTCGCCTCCTCTGCCTCTGCGAAGCGCACCTTGTACTCCGGATCTTCCCGGAGCCAGTCGTAGTGCGTTTGCCTTCCGACCTCGGCCAGCTCGCAGGCGTGGGAGATGGTCGCCGTCTCCAGGTATGCCGCGACGAAGCGGTCCTTCGCGGCGGCGGTGCGTTCGGCAGGCGTGCTCGGTGCCTTTTTATGCTGTCCGGTTTGCACGGCTGGCTGATCCGGGTGGTACTGGCACCCTCGCTTGTACCGCCGGCAAAGCCCGCATCCGTCGCGCATCAGAACTCACTCATCCTCGTACCCCATCAGGGCGAACCCTACGGACAGGCGCCTCGCTTCGCTTCGGCCGCGATCTCTCGCGTGCCGATCGTCGTCGATCAGGGGACGGTTCCAGTGGGTCGATTCAGGAAGGGCGCCGGCAGCCCTTGACGGAGTACCGACGCCCTCTGTGGTTGAGTTGTCGAGACCCATGAACCACCCCTGCCTCCCAGAACTGGGGCCGTGAACGGGTGGTTGAGTCTCGACGTGGGGCAGAGTACCGAAGTGTTCGCGGGGCTGTCAAGCGTTGTTTGGGCAGAAGGGGCCAGAAGTCATTGCGCCAACTCGGTGGCGGTCAGCAGGACGCCTTGCTTCGTGGCGACGCCGGCGGCCGCTTCCTCGACGTTGCGCACGGCCTGACGGTAGTACGCTTCCTTCAGCTCCATCCCAATGCCCCGACGGTCGTTCGCGACGGCCGCGTAGACCTCGGATCCCACGCCCATGAACGGCGTCAGGATGTTTTCGCCGGGGTTGCTCCACAGTGTCAGGCATCGGTCGATCACGTCTAGCTGTAGCGGGTGGACGTGCCGCTCGTCGTCCTCGTCGCGCGCCTGCTTGAACGGGAGCACTCGACCGATACGCACGTCGTCCCAGAAGGCGCTTGCGTACTGGCGCCAGATCCAGTGCGAGTAGCGATTCTCAATCTGGTTGCCGTCCCAGTCGCGGTACTTCATGAGCTCCGCCGGGATCTCTCTCTCGCCGGCGTACTCTAGGAGTCCGTGCGGATGCTGGATCGGCACCGGGTTGTCACCCTTGCGCCGGAACATCAGCAGGTAGTCGGCCGACGCCACTGTGCAGCGGCTCGAATCGTCCACGATGGTCTTGTGGGCGAGGTTCTTGGCCATGGTCCGGTTGCGCACCCCGAGGGGTTCCTTCCAGACGTGATAGCGAGCGACGTAGCGAAAACCGAGCTTCGCGTGCAGGCGGATGATGTCTCCGGGGAAGTCGCGCAGGTAGTCGCAGCCGGTGTTCCCCGAGGGGACGTCCATGCAGTGCACGCCGGTCAGCCTGCCCGGCATCGTGAGCCTGTACAGCTCGCGGACGACGAACTCGTAGTGCTCGAAGAATTCCTCGTAGCTGCGGCAGTTGGACAGATCTCGCTCCGACGACGAGTAGTTGTACAGGCCCCCGAAGGGGGGCGAGTAGACGGACAGGTGGATGCTGCCGTCAGGGAGGGTCGGCATCACTTCGCAGCAATCCCCGAGGTAGAGCGCGTACTGGTCGGTGATCGCCTGCTCTTTTACAGCCATGCGGGTAGCTCCGGTTTCTTCTCGTAGTAGTTGGACCGCTCGATATGGAGCGATTCGTTCATGTGCTGCACCAGCGCGGCGAACATCTTGTCGGCCTGCTCGGCCTTGCGGCGCAGGTTGATCATCACGTCGCGCTCGCCTTCGGTGGCGATCACGTCTACGTGCACGGGGCGGGTCTGGCCGAACCGCCAGCAACGGCGCACGCCCTGGTAGTACTGCTCGTAGGAATGCGACGGGAAGAACGTGACGTGCGCGCAGCGTTGAAGATTGAGCCCCCATGCACCGATCTTCGGTTTCGTGACCAGCACCCGGAGCTCGCCGGCCGCGAAGGCCATGAGCCGTTCTTCCTTCGCGTCGTCGCTGTCGGCGCCCTTGACCTGCTGGGCATCGGAAATCAGATCGGCCAGCATGTCGCCTTCGTCGTTCAGGTGGCACCAGACGAGCGCCTGGTCGGATGTCTCTACCAGCGAGGCGACCTTCTCGCAGCGCTCGGTGATTGTGTGACGGCGTTCCTCGCGTTCCTCGCGCAACCCGACGGCTGGCAGCGCGAACAGCATCCCGCCACGGGGCCGAGACGCTTTCACGACATGCTCTTGCTCTTCCAATGGCGGCAGCACGAAGGCGTCATCGGCGAAGCCAAGATCGGACGGGCGGCGGATCGCCCGTGCCCACGAGCACACCCAGCGCCAGAACGGTTCTTCGGCGTGACCGCGGAAGCGCCACTTGGCCCGATCCTTTCCGCCGTGGTGGCGCCAGCCGATCCGCGGGTTGCTGGTGTTCTGTGTATTCTTGAAAAATCGCGCCAGCATGTCCAGCATGCCAAGCTCGCCGAGAGCTTCGCTGCTCGTCCCCAGCTCGACGTAGTCGTTCGGTGCGGCGGTTGCCGTGCACAGTAGGCGGTACGGCAGCACGCGCATGAACTCGGTGATCGCCTTGCGCCGCACGCCGGCGAAGTTTTTTAGGATGCTGGACTCGTCGCAGACCACGCCGGCAAAGTGCTCGGGGCGGAAGTGTTCGAGCCGCTCGTAGTTGGTCACGATCACCCGCGCGCCCGAAGCGACCTTTCCGTCCGTCACCCGACGGCACTCTACGCCGAACTTCTCGGACTCCCGAATGGTCTGGTAGCTCACAGCAAGCGGCGTGAGAATCAGCACGGGCTTGTTGGTTTGTCGGACCACGTTCTCGGCCCATACCAGTTGCATCGGGGTTTTGCCCAGCCCGCAGTCGGCGAAGATCGCGGCCCGGCCCTTGCGGGTTGCCCACTCCACCATCTCGGCCTGGAATCCGTAGAGGGAATCGGGCAGCCACAAGGGAGCGAAGCCGAACTCTCCGCCAAGCTGCGTCTTGCTTCCCAGGAAGCAATGGTACTTTTCTAGCAGTTGGGTTTCAGGCATCTAGCCCCCATTTCGGAGCCGAATTCGACCCCTCGAAAAATCTTATCTTTTCGCTTGACCTATTAGCTTTTCGCGTGTATCTTAGGGGCATGGAAGTTCACCTGAATGGAGGTAGGGCAATGGCATACGAAGGGACGAAAAAGGTTTTCCGGTTCGACGCGATGCGGCGCACCCCGAGAGTCGCGGCACTCGTCGCCCGGTACATCGGCGAGCCGATGCCGGACGCGGCAACGATGGGCGCGAGCGGTTGGCGCGAGGGTGTCTGCGGCGCGCTGGATGCGATCGCCGAGTACAAGATGGCGCGGGTGCAGTCGGGCCGGGCCGCCGTCGGCGATCCGCGCATGTCCGACGCCGAGAAAATCGCGTGGGATACCGAGCGGCAGGCGCTCCGCTCCATGCTGGCGAACGCCGTTGCGGGGCGATGACCATGCGGCGGCTCGAAATCTTGCGGGTCGAGGACACCCGCCCCGTTGATTTCGCAACGGGTAAGCGCCTCGCCGTTGATCCCGTCGAAGCCTGCGACGCGTGCGGCCGCGGCATTGTCGTGCTGCACCACGTTTCCGATGGCAGCGTGCTTGGCTCCGAGTGCGCGCGGTGGATTCGCAGGCCGGATACCGTTCGGCTCTGCCTGCCGCGATTCTCCGGCCGACAAGCCGAGTACTATGCCGCGCGCGGCATCCCCATCGGCCGATGACCGCCGAAGATTTCCGCGCCCGCCGCAAGGCCCTCGGCTCCCAGGTTCGCGTTGCCACAGCGCTCGGGTATGGAGCGGGCGGCGACGTTCACCTGTCGCGGATGGAGCATGGGGTTCGCGTGGTTCCCCGGTGGATCGGGCTGGCGCTCCGCGCCCTGGAAGATCACCCCGCGCTGCTTGATCCCGATCAGGAGCCATAGGTCAACTCGCCCACGCCAGCACGCTCCGCAAGCACGCGGAATGCAGTCGCAGCCACCATCGGTACGACGGCGTTGCCGAGCGCTCGCAGTCGCTCCACCCGATCGGGAATCCCATCAGCCACTCCACGAAGAGCGGATTCAGCATCCGGCCTTTCGGCTGTCCGCCGTGCCTTTCGCTCGTCCCCGGCACCCCCTTCTTGCCCGCTCTCGGGGTTTGCCACAGACGGTTCAAGCTCGGGATATCGGGCGAGCACGGCTCCCCAGGCCTCCATGTATCCGGGTGGCGGCGGGAAAGGCTCTCCAGGCTCGGGCGTACAGGGCCGACTCGGCCCATCCCGCCGCCCTGGTTCGTCCCGTAGCTGGTGGCGCTCGGCGTCGGCCATGCTGCCGTCTCGTCGTTCAGGTTGCGCATCCCGTGGCCCTCCGCCCGCTTCTTGTTGATCCGCTCGTCGCTGTGTGGCGGGAAATGGTCGCGTGCTTGCGGGGTCGCCCATAGCGCCACGTCCTTGCTCAGGTTCGCGCCTTGTTTCGAGTGCTCGTCCAGGGCCGGTCGCCGCCCGTCGTGTGCGGTCGCCGTCGCCCATGCGGTACGCCAAGATGAAAACCCGCTGCCGCAGGTGAGGCGCTCCAACCCCTGCCGCGCTGAACACTCCCCATTCCGCATCGAGCCCCAGGTCGGCCAGGTCTCCGAGAACAGATCCGAAGCCCCGGGAATCGGCAAGCAGGCCGCGGACGTTCTCCAAGAAGACGAGGCGCGGTGAAACCACGCGAAGCGCGCCGACGATATCCGGCCAGATCCAGCGCTCGTCTGCGGTGCCTTCTTGCTTGCCGGCGACGCTGAACGGCTGGCACGGGAATCCAGCCGTGACGATATCCACGCCCGCAAAGAGTCCGGCGTCGAGCCCCCGCAGATCACCGCACCAAATAGGCGCGGGCTCCAGCGTCTTGTCTTCCATGCGGGCCAAGAGCACGGACGCGGCGAAGGGGTCCCGCTCACAGTAGGCCACCACTGACACCCCTCCGAGCGCGAGACGCAGCCCAAGCTCAAGCCCCCCGATTCCCGAGCACAGGCTGAGGCAAGAGAGGTCGGGACTAGCCACACGTGTCCGCCTTCCGGCCACTCGCCGAGGTAGAATCAACCCGTCTCGCTGCCGCCGAATGCTTCGCATGGCGCGCCCTGAACTCCGCCAGTTGCCGGTCAGCGCGGCGCCTCAGCCAGCGCGCAACGCAGAAGCCACCCAGCGCTATTCCGACGACCATCCCCGCAACGAATCCACTACTCATTGCCTCGCCGCCTTCCGCCCATTGCGCCGGTACCGCGGCCTCGGATTCAGTAGGCTGTAGGCAAGCTGCTTCGTGCCCCCGATCGCCTCGCCGATCTCGGTGTAGGTCCACCCATCCTCGCGCAGCTTCTTGGCCTTGCGGACCCGCTTCTCGGCCTCGAACAGCTCGCGGACCAGCCGCTGGCCTCGACGGTCAAGCGCAGCCCTTTGGCGCTCGACCTTCTCGATGGCCTTTCGTAGACGCGCCGGGGAGAGGATCATGCGCCCGCCCAAGGGACCGGGCCGCGGGCGGCGCCCGAGACCAGCACGGAGATGTCTTGCGCCTGCCACGCGGCGCGCCCCTTCGCGATCATGTCGGCGACGTTGTCGGCTTGCGACCCTTCGCGCAGATGCGCGCGCCGGACGCACCGCCGGTTGT